TGATGTACCAGAACTTCCTGATGAGCCATCAACTCCTGAAGAACCATTTGCTCCATTTATTCCTGAGCTACCAGAAGTACCTGATGTACCGCTTGAGCCGGATGAACCATCCACACCCGATGAGCCATTAGCCCCATTAACTCCACTTGAACCAGATGTACCAGATGTGCCACTTGAACCTGATGAACCTGATGAGCCATCTACTCCACTACTTCCGTTTAATCCAGAAGTACCTGATGAGCCATCTACACCACTCGTTCCAGAAGTACCCGATGTGCCGCTTGTTCCTGATGTGCCGCTTGTACCTGATGTACCATTGCTAAACGTTGTTCCGTTTACAGTTATTGAACCTGTAATTATTACATCACCCCAAAGAGTTTGTACATCCGTTAATTCATCACCAAATTGGTTAGAACCTGATGAGTATATTACTGATGCCGTTTCGTATTGTACTAATAGCTTAGAAGCAGTTATAGCTCCTGTCACAGTCATATCACCATCTAAGGTTAAGTTACCTAATATGATTTGACTGCCTGTATATATGTTTGAACCAGTAGTAGCGTATGAGCCGGTTACTGATTGTAATGAATCTACCTCAGATGTTAATCCATCTATTTGAGCTTTAACTGAACCTGATACTTCATCAATACGATTATCAATAGAAGTACTAACTGAATTTATTGTATCAACTAATGATTGTGATACAGCTGCTAAAGATGATGTTGTAGCGTATGAACCAGTCACCGCTTGTAGGGAATCAACCTCAGCTTGTAATACATCTATCTCATTAGCTACACTTGCACTAAACTGATTGTTTGATGCTGTGTATTGGTTGATAGATTGTGTAAATTGATTTGTTGATGCAGTATATGAATTGAATGATGCCGTAGTTACTAATGAACCTGTAGCGATATCCAACTCTGCTATATCTTGTTGTAATACGTTTATCTCATTTGCTATCGATGAACTTACACTATTGAACGATGATGTAGTTACATATGCGCCTTCGATAGAGTTGATTTCAGAAGCAAGAGAAGCAGATAATTGATTAAGTGAAGATGTAGTAGCATATGAACCAGTTACAGCTTCTAAAGCGTTTATCTCTGCTTGAGCAGATGCAGTAAAAGCATTAATTGCTGATAAATCAACAGCCGTTGCATTTACGTTTATTGTAGCAACGTTACCAAATACCGATGCGGTAATGCTAGCTCCTACGAAGTTCATCGCTCCAACCGTACCTAATGAGGTACCTTCTTCTAAGATTTGAATAGCAGAGCCACTTACAACCAAAGTATCTACTTGGTTTTGTAAAGATGCTACACTACCACTTAATGATTGAGATGTGATTTGGTAATCACCCTCAAGCACAAAGCTATCAATCATATCCGTATTCATTTCTCTCAGCTTTTCAGGCGTGATAAATGCTACGTTATTATTAGGGAAGTTAGTTTGATTTACTTGCTCTAATTGATTTTTGTTTAATTGAGACATGTATTATTAATTTTATTATTCAGTTGTTCCTATATCAAATCCATTACTAAAACCGGCACTAAATGCTCCCCTATCTCTTGGTGCTCCTGAAACAGGTCCTATCGATTGTCCGATAAGAGCCCCTTCACAACATTCCGTTGAGTACACATCATAATCCGCACATAAACAAGCTCTACGCTTATTATGTGGTATAGCTCTACCTCTAGTGTCACCGAAGTAAACACCAGACCATTTTCTCATATTTCGAGTATACGATGGTGTTGGCATATTATTATGGAGTTGGTTCTACAATTACGTTATTTACATCGGAGTATATTAACCCCACTCCCTGATTGCCTAGATATCCATTGCAACATTTTAGGGAGTAGTAATTTCTATTCAAACATAAACATCCACTCTTGCCTCCTGCACCTCTAAGGTTCTTAGTTGGCTGATAGTAACCTACAGTAGGTTCTATTGGTCTGGGTGCAACCGCTTGTGTTTTTAGCTTCATATGGATTACTTTATGTTTTAACAATCAAATCTATAAAAGTTACTAACCGATTTTTCTCATAGCCTCATTATGTATTAGATTCTCTAACTGAGCTTTATCTGAATCATAGGCTAACTTCATTAAACACATCTCTAATGGCATCGTAGCCACTACATCAAACTTTAGGATATCACCTCCTGCAAGCTGTTCTAAGCTTGTATAAGATTTCCACTTCTTTCCAAAATTTTGCGTATGTTGGGAGAAAGAGTCTCCATCTCCTTCGCCGAATACTTCAGGGTAAAATTCAACAAGTCTTTGAGTAAAGTTTTGAAAAAAAAAATAGCACCAAAATGTACATCCATTCCAACGCTTAGGAACTTCTCATCATCTATTACTCCATCATATGGTTTAATATCATATAGCTTTCCTTTCTTACTGGTAACAGGCCTGTATAAGATAGACATAATCTCAGCCCATTGTTTATTAATCTCAATCGTTTCGTACTTAGTTATATCCACATAAGCACCATAAGCCATCTTAGATAGGTTAGGTTCGAATCCATACTCTACACCATCTATTGTTATAAACTTTTGCAGAGGTAATTCTACTTCAGCTAAGAACGTAGTCATATCATTTACGATATCCGTATATGTTTTTAAATCTAGCTTATGAATATAATCAGCTGGGAACTCACATAAGTGGTGAAACATACAAGCTATTACAGCTTCATACTCACCTGCGTAGTTATCCATATCCTTTTTAAGTTCTAAATACTTTTTAAGAGTAACGGCTGACCATTGGTTAGGTACTGTTATTGCTATTGGTTTTTTCATATTAAAATTGTTGTTTTAATCGGTATTGTTCGGGGTTAATTAAATCTAAGCTACTATCAGTTATATCAATTGTTGTTATTGTTGGTTGTTGAGTTATTGTTGCTTGAAGTAATGCGTTGTTAAGACTTGCTACTTTATTATCAGCGCTAACCCTTTGTGCTTTTAATGTCATACAATATGTTTTCAATTGTTCTACATTAGATTGTAGTTGCCCTACTAATCCTTCTAAGTGATGTATATACTTAGCCATCTCTAAAAAATCCTCTTTTGTTAGATTGTTTAAATCTACGTTTAATTCTTTATCTTCCATACTATCTTATTGAAATTATATATTTGCCCGCTGCTGTTGCTTTATTTGATAATGTCATCATTGCTGCGTAGCGAGCCGCATCAATGAGGTGATTATTAAAATCAATTGGTTTATCTATCTGCTTACCCATTCTATCCGTACCCCATTCGTATGAGTAAAACTCATTAATAAGATTCTGACATTCTTTAGGTATGTTTATAGTATAGTTGTTTAGTACCTGAATACCAAAGTTAATACTATCTGGTCCTTTCTTTACCGGCTTTATATTAAATCCTAATCGATATAATTCATCTATCAAACGAGGTTCAGCCGAATCAGCCCATATCTCTTCTCTACCATGTACTACTTGCGATAGCATATCAGCTATATCCTTTGTCACCAAGCCCTTTTCATAGCAGTGTTCGTAAATGTATATCTCATTGTTGTATCTCCATAAACTAGCCAACGCAGTAGGGTCAGAACTATATCCAAAATCGAGCCCGAATGCAACAAACTCAGCATCTACCGGCATCTTATCTATTGTATTAAATTCAAATATGGCTTTCTCATTACCAACATACTCACCCAATCCATATACTTTCCAAGCCTTTTGATTAGTGTGTTGTAAATCTTCAATGGCTTTCTTAACTGAATCTTCTAAATAAATGTTATCTCTAAATGTAGTGAAGTAACGAGTACAATCCTGCATTAATCTTATCCAATGGTATGGTGATATAGTAGGGTTGTAAGATAATAAGATTGGACCTGTTGTACGAATTTGAAGCTGGAAGTAAGATTCCTCATCTATTTCGTTAGCTTCTTCTAACCAAAGTACAGATGATTTTAATCCTCTTAACTTTTCAGCATCATCCGTTGATATAAATTGTATTGTACTACCATTATATAATGTATAGATTCTATCTGAGATATTAAATTCATTTTCATTCCACAGGCCTATCAATTGCATGACATCCTTAAAATCCTTCATTACAGTCCTTTTAAGCGATGGTATTGTTTTCCTAACAATAGTTACCTCTTGCTTGCTTTGAAGCGCTTGTACGATAATCCATTGAAGAATAGCCCATGTCTTACCACTACGGGTACCACCGATGTGATGAGTCACACGTGTTTGTGAGTCTGCTTGATTCTGATAAGTGATTGTGGTATTAATCTCCAGGTTCATTATCTAATATCTTTTGTGTAACGTTTACTGTAATCTGCTCAATACGTTGGTTGATATCGGCTTTCATTTCCGTACGAGATAACTTTGGCATAGAGAATTCCAATAACTTTAATGCTATATTGATTGCTGCTTCTGGGTCAGTCTTTCTTATCTTTTCTAAATCGGTTGTCAAATTATCCAATATTGAGTTGGTAGCTCGTGCTACACTTAACTTCATCATCTCCGTTGACCTGTTTAAAGAACCGGCTGGCCTTCCTTTAGCTAACTTATGTCCAGGTTTAAATCCCATATTAAATTATATTATTTTAATGTGTATATATTTTAACACTTGTACGAGCGTTTGTATTTAACCTATCGTTTTGTGAATGGGTTATCAATCGTATTCTTAATGTGGGTTTTGGTTTTCTTTACGTTAAGGAACGCTGTAGATTTAGATATCTTTATTTCGGATGCTAACTTCTCTAACGTCATTTCTTCATTGAAAAAATATAACTGAGCTAATTTAGAAGATGCCCATTGTTTGGTCTTCTCCATTTGCTTTAGTTCCTCTATAACGTTATTGTAGGTATCCTCTAATTGCTTATCATACTCTACATCATATACTTCTTCTTCTTTATCCCAATTGTCCAACAGGGGAAGATTTCTACTTTGCGTTTTAATCCTATTAAGGAAACGAGATTTAATAAAAGAATAAAGATACATAAGATTAAAAGTATCTAAGTACCATAGAGATGGGTTTACCTTCTCAGCCAAATAGAGATACAACTCAGCTACTAAATCATTTGCAACATCTTCATCCTTAGCTATGTTAAACGCACATGCCGATAGCCAAGAATGTGATTTTTTATACAATGCTTCTAGCCTTTTTGTATTCTCTATTTGATTATTCATTCACTCTTTTAATATACGCTCTTAACTCTTCTACACAACTTCCCCAATGCTTAGCTGAACTAGCGCAGCTGCAAGGTTGAGGTGTTTTAGTATTCCTTATCATATTACACCACATCCAAAATGATGACATCAAATGGTCTGGTAAATGATTCTTAATTCCTTTAAGATGCTCCTCTAATTGTTTGAAGTCTGATTCTGATAGAGGTTGGTATTTGTTCTCTTCCATACTATTCTGATGATTGATTTTTTGCATATACAAATGCTGCTATTGTTTCAGCTGCATCTTTATGATAACCCCTGTCCAATAATAGGTTTACACAATCGCTTACCCACATTCCTTTAAGGGAATCTAATTCTTCTTTAGAGATATAATTGTAAATCTCTGGCTCTGATACTATCTTCATAATTTAAAATGTTATTCCATTACAATTCCCATCGTAATCTTTATTTGTTAATCTATTCAACCATTGCTTTCTTTTGCAACATCCGCATGAGGTGTATCCTAATAAATCAATTGCTATCCACTCTGCTAATCTATGTCCT